ATACGAAAAGTAACCGAGGGGCTGGCAAAGCAGCGCAGGTTAAAAATGTCCGATGGTGGCCCGCTGGAACTTTTGAGGGTGACTGCCGACAGCGAAGCCGATCCGATGCGGCGGGGGCAGATACAACTAACTGCCAGGTTTGGGGTATTGCAGCCAATAGCACAGTATAAAATGTTAAAGAAAATTGTCGCAAGCGGTGATATTGATATGGAGGTGGTAGAAAGTGGCTAAACTTCGTGCCCGTATGGATAAGGAAATAAAGGTCAAGGCCAGGCGCGATATCAGGACGGTATTAAAAGGGCAGTTTGGTCCAGAATTTGTGCCGTATACTCCTCCTGGACCTCCCGAAGAATAGGCAGGTGGTGAGAATGGCTGTAAAAGACCAAAATTTTGAGATGTGGGCGGGAGACTACAAGGAAATAACTTTTGAAGTCGAAGATGTTGAATCATTGGAAGGTACGACTATTAAGTGGGCGATGGCCGAGGCCCCTAATGCAGAGATATTGGTTCAAAAAGAGACGCCGGACGGGATCACCATCGATGAGAATACATTCACTGTAAAGTTGCAGGCAGAGGACACGCAAGCTTTAAAGCCGAGAAATTACTACCATGAGGCTGAGGTAACCGACATAGAAAGTCACACTTCTACGGTGGCTGTCGGCATAATAGCCATACGTCCGGCACTTCTTATTGGGGGTGAAGGAGTTGAGTAAAAAGCAGCAAACAAAGATAGAGACAAAGTCCAGAACCGTTTATAGCCGCAGCGAGCTCATCGCAGCGGCCTCTTCTTTTGGCGTTAAGCCAGAAGCGGTGGCCGGGGCATTGAAAATGGTTGATAAGGATTGTATGACTAAAGCAGAAGCTAAAGATGCAATTAAAAAGTTTTTAGAAAGGAAGGTGTAGCGTAAAATGGCTGGATCTGTATTTCAAGTAGGTGAACAAAAAATAAGACCAGGCGTATACGTCCGGGTGACCAACATCGGAGAACCACCGGAAGCTATCATTCCCCAGGGGATTGTGGCGGCTTTGTTCCGGGCTTCATGGGGACCTTTAGGGGAGGTGACGTACCTTGAAAGCGCCGAAGCCGTAACATCTACTTTCGGTAGCGATGGTACAACGGATGCAGTAATCGAGGCGTTCCGGGGCGGTTGCCGGCGAGTGGTAGCATACCGTCTAGGCAGTGGTGGACAAAAGGCTATCATTAACTTGCAGGACAGTGAGAAAGCCAACGTTGTCAATCTCACCGCGAAATATGAAGGCACTCGTGGTAATAACTTCTCTGTGAATGTGCGAGATTCGCTGGTGGACGATACCAAGCGGGAGCTGCTACTTTACGAAGGAGCCACCTTGCGGCAGACTATTACTTTTGCTAAAGGTAGTGGAGAACCGCAAGCTTTGGTTGATGCTATAGCCGCTTCCAATAGCCCTTATATTACTGCAACAAAGATAGCAGATGGTAGCGGAACATTAGCAACAGTTACTCAGCAGCCGTTAACCGGTGGTCAAGACCCGACTGTGAACGGTGAAAGTTATAGTGAAGGACTATCAGCAATCGAAGCAATAGACTGGAATGTGCTGGCAGTAGATTCCGAGGATCCAGTCACCCATGCTGTTGTGCAGACCTACATTGACCGGGTGCGGAATGAAGGCAAGCGGGTGTTAGGCGTGGTGGGAGAACCGACCAGCGTTTCTCTTGCGACGAGGTTAGTCCGTGCTAGGGCTTTCAATGACCCGGCGATCATCTATGTTGCCAACGGCTTCAGGGGTAGGGACGATGTAACCAGGGAGGGTTATAAGGCTGCTGCAAGAGTGGCCGGCATGGTTGCATCTGCGCAAATCACAGAATCCTTAACTCACTATGTAGTGAGGGGAGCTACCGAACTGGTTGGAGCGCTTACCAATGCTGAAATTGAGCAGGCCATTCAGTCTGGCGCCTTGATATTCACAATGAGCGCTCAAAAGCAGATTCATATCGAATACGGTATCAACACCTTTATTACCGTGACTGCAGACATGGACGCCGGCTGGAAGAAAATCCGCCGCGTGAAGACCAGGGACAACCTGATGGATAGGATAGCTGGTACATGGGACCCGCTGATTGGAAAAATCAACAACAGCCCGGATGGCAGAGCAACGTTGATTGCTGCAGCACAAGGCATTATCAACCGGATGATTGCCGAAGGCGCCTTGTTGCAGGGTTCCATCTTCGAAGACCCGAACAACCCGCCGGTTGGAGACTCAGTCTGGTTCGTGGTGCAGGTTGATGACCTTGACAGCGCTGAGAAAGTCTACATTAACTTCCAGTTCCGGTTTGCTCCGCCTGCTGAAAATCAATAATGGAGGTGTTTTAGATGGCTGATGGACGTTATATTTTTCGGTCATGTGTACCTGATGGTAGTATTGACATTGCAAACGTAACTTCGGGGGATATTATTAACCGGTCTTGGTCATTTCGGGTAAATGAACCGCCTGAATTGCAGGAGCTGTTAGATAGTGGTACTTTTGATCCAAGAGGTATTCTGCGAGGTTATAATGGTGAACTGTACGACGGCGACGGAAACTTTTTGGCGGAAGTCAATCAATGGCAGGCTCAGGTAAACTACACCAATACCGATTACCAGCCTGCTGGAAGCAAGTTGACGTGGGCTGTCCCACAGAGCTACTCCGTCACGTTGACTTTCACCGAAACTGTAATCCGTGATGCTCGGCTGTTACAGAAAGTTATTGCAGGCCTGAAGAACAATGCACCTGATGCGGTGTTGAACTTCATGGGTGTACTCCGGGCGCCCGCTCAATACTCAATAATGGAGGGATAACATGAACGAAGAGAAGAAGAAAATGCTTTTGGGTAATGAAGATGCGATACTCCGGGATGTGGGCGGTGTTCTGGAGGCGATGGAAACAATTATTGAATACAAACTCTTTGAGGTTATCAGGGACGGTAAGAAACTGTTTTCCTTCCGGGTTCGCGGCCTTGATGACAGTGAATTTGAGAAGTGCCGTGACCAGGCTACAAAAGTGGCCAAAGACCGTAGGTTGGGCAGTTTGGCCGTGCCACGGGAGTTCAATTCGGCGAAGTTTAATAGCCTGGTAATTTACACAGCTACCCATCCTGATGACAAAAAGGTGATTTGGGATAATAAAGACCTTTGGGCAAAAGCAGACGTGGTAACGGGCTGGCAGTTGGTTGACAAGGTCCTTAAACGAGGAGAAAAAGAAAAGTGCATCGAGATTATTGAGGGCCTTAGTGGTTACACCGATGAGGAGGCTGAAGCCGCAGAGGAAACCTTAAAAAACTCATAAAATCAGGGGGAAAAGCTACACTGCTGCATCACATTTTTCAGCGGCAGGGTATTCCCCCTGATGAATTTTATGCCAAGCCCTATAAAGTTAGGGCTTTTATGCTGGCGTCTACGATGGTGCAACTGGAGTCCGAAGAGGAACAAGTAAGAGAAATAGAGAGGAGGGCGGGTCATGGCCGGTGGTGAAATCTATCGAGTTGAAATACCTATCATAGTTGATGATCAGACCGATAAACCGCTGCAACAGGCTGAGGGGAAGGTCAACCGTTTTGAAAAATCGGTACAAAAGACCAACGAACGCATCCGGAAGATATTTGGCCGTGAGATCATGCTGAAAATCAGCGCTGTTGACAAGGCTTGGTCAGTCATAAGGTCTGTTCAAACTCGTTTACGTGGCATAACCAGTAAGGCTTGGAACGTTACGTTGCAAGTCAAAGATAAGGTTACCGGTACTGTCAAAAACATAATAAGCAAACTTACCAGCCCCCTTGCCCTTCTTGGTGCCGGTACTGGATTGGGTGCAGGGATAATTTTCCCACTAAAATTGGCCGGGGAGTTTGAACAAGCACAGATGTCTCTGGATTTCTACATGGGCAGTGTAGAGGAAGGTAAGCGGGCATTCCAGGATCTAATTCGCTTTGCCAAGGAAACGCCTTTTGAGTTCCCCTTCCTCCAGGGCGCCACCATCCAACTGATGGGTACCGGCTATAACTTCGAGCAGTCTAAACGAGCCTTGATGGCATTTGGTGATGCCGCCGGACGTACAGGAGCTGGTATGCAAGGCGTTGAGGCGGCTTTGCTTGGGTTCACTCAGATTGCTTCTGCCGGAACGCTTAACCTGCAAGACTTGAAACAGGTAGCACTTAACCTGAAGTTGCCATTAAATATATTTGCAAGAGAGCTTGGAATTGCAGAATCGAAACTAGGTGATATAGGCCGTGCTGGGATATCTTCCAAAAAGGCCATGGAAGCTATTGTTAGGACTCTTGAACAACGGTTCAAGGGTGGCATGAAAGAACTATCCAACTCTCTGTTAGGAATGACTGCGGTAATCAAGGATACTGCCACCCTAACTGTTTGGCATTTTGGAAAAGGTATGGCTGGGCCAGTTAAGCGGATCTTGATGGATATTATTGGTTTGACTGATGAAACAGGAGGTAAGTTTGAGGAGTTTCAGAGAAAGCTTGAACAACTAGGTGAACGGGTCGGACTAAAATTTGAACAAGTGTATGGTAGAATAAAGGAATTTTGGAACAACCTTTCGGCAGACCCTGAGTTTCAAAAGCTTGATTTTGGGGACAAGATTATCTATGTCATCAATCTCGCGCTGGACGAAGTAATCGCATGGCTTGATAGTGAAGGTGGAATGAAGCTTCAGGAAACATTTGTGAAGCTCGGAGAAATTGGAGCTAAAGCCTGGATTGCTGGACTAAAAGGAGCTTTTAAGGGAGCAGTAAGTTCCGCTGCCCGTGGAAATCTAGTGGGAGCAGGAGCCATGTTGGGGCTTGCATCCATGCTTGGCGGAGGGATGGTTCTCCGCGGGGCCTGGGGCTTGGGCAAAGGTCTTTTTGGTGCCGGTAAGTGGGCGCTTGGCAAACTTGCGCTAGGGTCCGCAGGCACGACCGCCGCGGGCGTTGCGGCGGAAACTGCAGCGGCAACAGCTGCGCCCGTTGTAGCAACGCCGGTTGCTGTCGGGGTTTTAGGTAAGGCGCTATCTACCGGGGGAACTTTAGCAGGAGTAGCTGGTGTCATTTCAGGTGCTTATGATATATATCAAGGCTACAAAGAGACCGATCCTGAAGAAGCCAGAAAGCGATATTGGGCCGGTGGAACTAAAATAGGTATGGTGGCCACAGGTGCGGCTATAGGAACAGCTATAGCTCCTGGCATAGGAACAGCAATAGGTGCAGGAATAGCCGGTATTGGCGCACTTTTGGGCGGTACAGCAATAGGCGAAACTCTTCGCAATGTATGGGATAGTTTTGTAAGTTGGGGCAGTGAAGCATGGGAAGAAGTCAAGAAATCCGCAGGTAGCGCTTGGGACTGGATAAAAGAAAATTTCACTTTGGAATCTATTGGTGAAAAAGCTGGTTGTGTAGTTGGTTATTTAGAAAGCACTATTTTCAGCAGCGAATGGTGGCTTGGTCATTGGGAATCTGTAAAAGGCTGGGCCTCTGAAAAATGGGACGAAATGAAGACAGTTTGGGAGACTGTAAAGGAAGCTATAAGTAGCACCCTTTTCAGCAAAGACTGGTGGGGCAGACAATGGGAAAGTGTTAAGAGTTGGGCTAGTAACGCACTTAGTGGCATTGTTGCCCGTTGGGAGAGCCTAAAAGCTTCGTTTGCGGCTGGCCGGGAAGCTGGCCGAAGGGATGTAGCTACCAAATACGCGATAGGCGGCATTTTAACCCGTCCTCACTTGGGTATGGTTGCTGAAGCAGGACCAGAAGCGATTATACCTTTATCGGCACGAATGAGAGCTAGGGCTATGGACCTGTGGCTAGAAACCGGCAGGAGGCTTGGGGTAAGGCCATATGAAGAGGGCGGGTTTGCTGGAGCTTTTACTCCTTCTCTTGCTACACCGGGACCTGCTACCATTAATCTCAATTTTGACCTAACAGGTCTAGTAGGACAGGTGGTAATTGAGAACCGAGAAGACATAGACGGAGTAGTTGACAGGATTGCGGACACGATAGCAAATAACTTGCGGTCTGTATTCCAAAACATGACGAAATAACCTGTCAAAAGATAAAATGCCCGCAAGAAAAGAAGGTGATAATATGGACTTTTATC